GTACCTCCAGTAAGACAGAGTTTGAAGCTAAGAAGTGTAAGAAGTCTAAGATTGACGACAAGCAACGTGGTCTAATCAGACGCTTCCTTAATGTTAATCGCTGGATTACAGAAGACTTCTACGACATTCGAGACAAGGTTCTCGCTGACTAATAACAACGGAGACGACTTACATGGCATGGTCTTACGATCCTACAGACTTGGACACTACCACGGCCTCTGGTCGTCTCAATACAGTGCGTCTTTTAATCGGTGACACTAATACCGAAGATCAGCAAGTACAGAACGAAGAGGTCACGTTTGCTCTATCTGAGAATGGTAACAATGTTTACTACTCAGGTGCTTGGGCTGCTCGTGTTATCTCAGCTAAATACTCCCGTCAGGTAACGACACAATTAAGTGGAGCCTTAAGTGCTGATTACTCTGACCTAGCCAAACAGTATAAAGCTCTGGCAGATGACCTAGAGTACCAAGGCAAGACCGCTGGTGCTGCTGTAGGTGTTCTGGCTGGAGGTATCACCAAGAGTGGTATTGAGGCTGTACGAGCTAACACTAACCGTATCGAAGGCTCCTTCCGTAGAGATCGTTTCAAGAACCCACCAAGCTACCAAACACCTGAATACGAATAAGGAGTAAGATATGTCATTCCGCTCCTTTGACTTGCTAAACCTCGTAAGAGACTTTGGCTCAGATGTAACACTAAGGAAGACCAGTACGGCTGGAACCTATAACCCTGCTACTGGTGCAGTAGATGGTGCAGCTACCACTGACTATACCGTGAGTTCTTACTTCTTTAATTTCTCTGTGGGCCTACCTATTGGTGACGAAGTTCGTCGTGGGTCTAGCCGCTGCATAATTCCAGCACTAGGTCTTGCTGTCGTCCCTGATGATGAAGACAAGGTTATCGGTCTTGGCAATACATACGAGATCGTGTCGGTACAAACCTTCTACAGTGATGGTGTTGCCATTTGCTATGTCTGCGAGGTTCGTGACTAATGAGTATTCAAGCCACGATGAACGCCTTTAAAGACAAGATAGAAAACAGGGTAGCTGATGAAGTTGAGCAAAAGTTTGACGAGATAGCTTCCTACGCAGTTTATGTTGCTGTCCCTGACCAGTCTATCGACACAGGCGCTTATGTAACCTCATTTTCCATTGGCCCTGCTGGTTTCGGTGGTGGACGTAGCAGAAGCTCAGACAACAAGCCCAAGAACCAGAACCCACAGGCCATGAAAGACCAAGCATATTCTCAGCTTATTGGCGACATAGATCGTATAGACTTTAAGACGATGCTAGAGTCTGGTGATCCAAGGTTCACTCTTAAAAATCGTGCGCCTCACGCTAGGGATGTCGAGGATGGTGCTAACTGGAAACGCTCAGGCTACCATGTCTTCGCAAAGATTAGGAACCAGTTCGGATGAGTATTTATAATGACATTCGTGCCGCTCTTGAGAGCCACTTAGCTAACACCGCTGGACTACCCACTGGAATAGCCTATGAGAACGTCTCATTTGAGCCACAGACAGGCACTAGCTTCCTTAAGGTGTCCTTTGTCCCAACGTCTCGTAGACCCGCTGTACGAGGCTTAAATCCACAACAACGGTATCAAGGTGTCTTCCGTGTATTCTGCTACACACCCGAAGGTAATGGCCCCGCTACTGCTGATGATATAGCCAACAAGGTTATGACAGCCTTTGAAGCCACGACTGATATTTCTTTTACTAACGGTGAAGCTGAGACTTTCATAGTTTCCATTGACTACGCTGAGAGAGATAATGGCTTTGTAGATAGTCCGTGGTATTACACGGTAGTTAATATCGGCTGGTATATCTACTCATAAAGAAAGAACCACTATGACTAAAGCAAGTAAGAATTTTGTCTACTCAGGCAAGACATATCTCATCGGAGATGAGGTTCCCGCTAATGTAGCTACGGCTGTTGACCCTTCCTGCACGGAAAAGCCCAAAGCTAAGAAACCAACAAATACTAATACTATTCTTGAAGGAGAATAAACATGGCTTTTGCACAAGGTAGCCGTTCCAGTCTCGCATATATCGCAGAGACATCTTTCGGCACTACGCCATCCACACCTACTTTCGCTAACCTTCCGATTAACTCACACTCCTTGGACTTGACCAAAGACCGTGTTGAAGGTAATGAAATCCAAGCTGACCGTATGACACGAGTTGACCGTCATGGTAACAAGCAAGCTGGTGGCTCTATCGAAGTTGATCTTCGTAAGGGTGACTATGATGAGCTTCTGGAATCAGCTTTCTTTAACTCATACGCTACAAACGTCTTGAAGGTTGGAACTACACCTAAGTTCTTTACAATAGAAGATGCAGCTAACGACATTTCCCAGTTCCGTCTGTTCACAGGTATGGCAGTATCTACCGCCAGTTTCTCCATTGCACCTAATCAGATGGTCACAGCGACCTTCGACATGGTTGGCAAAGGCATGACACAGGCTGGTACAACAGGTTCCACTGGTGGTACACCAACAGCTTCGACAACTAACTCACCTTTCGATAGCTACTCAGGTACTATCACAGATGGTGGCTCAGGTATTTCCATCGTGACTTCGATTGACTTTAGCCTCTCCAACTCTCTGGCCCCTACTTTCGTAGTTGGTGCTGACAATGCACAATCTCTTGAGTTTGGTAGTGCTGTCGTTGAAGGTACAATGACAGTTTACTACGAAGATGAAACACTCATCAACAAGTTCCTGAACGAAACCGAAAGCTCAATTACAGTGTCTGTTGACGATCCTACAGGCTCCAACGCATATACATTTGAGTTCCCCCGTGTAAAGTATAATGGTGCGTCTGTACCACTTCAAAACCCTCAGTCTCGCCTGATTACACTGCCATTCGTGGCCCTGTACGACACAACTGAGAACACAAACTTGAAGATGACACGCACAGCCTAATCCCTAGCTAGGGTAGAGTGGGGACTTCTGTCGGGTGAGGTTCCCACTCACTATAAATCACCCGACATAACCTCGACAACACATCAAAAGGAATCCCGATATGGACTTGATGAACATTGGTACTACTAAAGAAACTACAGATGTAACCCTGTACAACCCCGTTAACTCTGAAATCCTAACTAATGAGGATCGTTCAGAGATGACCATTACAGTACATGGGCCATACTCGAAGAAATACAAAACTATCTCTCACGCTCAACAGAACCGCCGCTTGATGAAAGCGCAACGGACTGGTGGTAAGCTCAACCTCACTGCTGAGGAAATTGAAGCATCCGCATTAGACCTTCTGGTTAAGTGCGTGAGTGGATGGAACATTACCCTTAGTGGTGAACAACCAGATTGCACAGAAGCTAAGGTACGAGAAGTGTTTGAAGCACTCCCTTGGGTTCGTGAGCAAGTGGATGCTGCCTTGGGTGATGCTCAGGCTTTTTTGGACAAGTAAGGGCTGAACTTGAGGAGTACGCTGAGTATTCCTTTAAGATGGGTAGGAAGGTCTCAGGTAGTAAAGGTAAAGCTACTGAGGCCGACCACCTAGCCCAAGTCGCCAAACAGTTAGGCAAAGAACTAGCAGAGATTGAACAAGCTAATGCTGATGCAATCTTCCCTGACGTAGCTTCCCACTTATGGTCTACCTTTATAGAACTACACGATGGTAGAACTTACGGTATGAGTGGCCCTAACCCAATATCTTACGACATCATTAAGGCATGGTGTGATATTACAGGTGTAGACCTTTCCCCTTGGGAAGTTACTATTATAAAGTCTCTGGACAACCTCTGGATTAAAACTACTGGCGAGGAATCGAATGTCTGATCTTATTCAAATTGGTATTGACGTTAGAACTAACATCAAACAAGCTACTGCCGATCTGGACAAGATGGGTGGTTCTGTTGTTAATAACATCCGTACCATAGATCGCCTTGAGTCTGAGGTTAAACAACTAAATAATGCCCTTAGTAAAGGCAGTGCCACTGAGGCTGCGTATGCCAAGGGTATGCGTCAAATAAACAATGAGCTTTCCCTCTTCCAACAAAGAGCCGCTAAAGCCGCACAAGTAGAGCGTAAGTTTGGTACTGCTGCTGCTACTGGCGGTAAATCCATGAACAGGTTTAATGTAGCTCTGCAACAAGGTGGCTTCCAGCTACAGGATTTCGCAGTACAACTACAGTCTGGTACAAGTTTCTTCACCGCTTTTGGACAACAGGGTTCTCAGTTCGCTGGTATCTTTGGCCCTCAAGGGGCTGTTATTGGTGCTATCATAGCCGTAGGTTCTGCACTAGGTGGTATGGCTGCAAAGACCCTTATGGCAGGTAAGGAGCTAAGGGACTATGAGGAGATTGTTAAGGACACCACAGACGCTCTGGAAAAGTTGACTAAGGCTATAGATTTAGCTTCTATGTCAAACAAGGAACTTGAGGAAAGTTTTGGGTCTGCCTCGGTTGAGATAAAAGGGACTCTAGCATTACTGCGTGATATAGCCAAGAATGAAGCTCAGAGGGCCATTGATAGCTTAAGTGATTCACTGGTTGAGTTATATCAAGTGGCAGGTGATGGTGAGAAGAGACTTGGGATAGCGGAGTTCTTTGATGTCAACATTATGATGGCCTTCACAAGGTCGGGTAAGGAAGCCGTTAAAGAAGCTAGACTTTTAACTGGGGAATTTCTAAGCGCACAAAATGCCCTAGCTGCATCCAAGGGTAATTTAGAGGGTCAAATAGACGCTACTCAAAAGTTACTTAATTCTGCTGAAACACTAGCTGATCTTGATGGGGAACGAAACCAAGAAGAAGATGAGCTAATAAAGAAGCTCGGAGAGAGCTTGCTTAAAATGCAAGAGGCTCAAACCGTTAAGACAAAGACCCTTTCAACCTATAAGGATATTTTAGGTACAGAGGAGGGCTTGGCTCTTGAGACTGAGGCTTTAAACAAGTTATTTGAAGATCGTCTCGGTACTATAGACGACACCGCTAATTTTTACGAGGATATTTTAGGTTCCTCCAAGGGCTTATCGCAAGCGGAAGAAGCATTAAATAAATTCTACGAAGACCGTCTTGGGACTATTGATGATACAGCTAATGAGTATGTGGATGTTCTAGGTTCTGAAAAGGGATTAAGTGCGGCAGTAGTGGGAACAAACAAGTTTTACGAGAGTAGGCTTGGGACTATTGATGATACAGCTAATGAGTACGTAGATGTTTTGGGTACAGAAGAGGGTTTGGAGAAGTCTGTAGATGCCCTGAATCAAATGTATCAAGATCGCCTAGATAAACTACAAGCTATGGCAGACGCATATGATGACATTTTAGGTTCGGAGCAAGGTCTAGCGGAAGCAGAGGCGGCTAGGCTTGCCCTAACACAAGTTGGAGACTCGGGTTATGCTGGGGGTCGTGGTGGAGACCCAAGGGACTTCACTAATTTAGACGAGTTTAGAAAACAGCTTATTGATGTAACAAAGGAAACTAAGAACTTAAAGAAGGGTATGACAGATGCCGAAAGGGCCGCTGAGAAACTTCGTCAGGAACTAGAGCGCCCAATGGTTAATGCCATTGAATCAGTATCTAATGCCTTCGGTGACTTCATAGCTGATGGCCTAAGAGACTTCAAGAGCTTCGCCAGTTCTATCGTAAATTCCTTCAAGTCGATGATTGCACAGATGATTGCAACTGCGGCTCGTAACAAGATTATGTTGTCGTTGGGCATGGGTGGAACTGCTTTTGCTAATGCTGCTACTGCTGGTAATGTGGCTGGTATTGGTGGCAACGCTGCTTTTGGCCCCATAGGCTCTTTCATGGGTTCTTTCGCTGGTGGTGGTGCTGCTGGTTCAGGTCTTTTGGGTGGCATTGGGTCAGTCTTTGGGGCAAATGGTATAGGTCTTGGTGGATCATTTGGTTCCCTTGGTACACTCCTCAGTGGAGGCTCAACGGTTGCTGCTGGTGGCACTGGTTTCGCTGCCACGTTAGGTGCTGCAATCCCAGCTATTGCCGCTGTAGCTGTAGTCATAGGTCTCTTCACTAAGAAAACTAAGCTCCTCGACAGTGGCCTGAGAACTACTGTTGAAGGCTTTGACGTAGCCATAGAAACCTTCAAGAAGACACAGACCAGTCGTCTGTTTGGACTACTCAAAGGTAGTAAGGTAACAGCATACGAAACTGCAAGTGCAGAGGTTGCTGACCCACTGATTGAAGCTATTGGTAACATGCAACAAAGCATAGTTGAGGCCGCTGGTACTCTGGGTATCGGAGCAAATGCTTTCGATGACTTTAGCTATCAGTTCAAGCTGTCGCTCAAAGGTCTTACCGAAGAAGAGCAACTACAGAAGATCAACGAAGAGATCGTTAAGATGGGCGACAGCTTTGCCTCTCTGACTGGTCACTTTGAGACAATGAACGAGTTGCTTGAGGCTGCTAACCAGCGTATGCAACTACAGAACCGTCTGGATCAACTGTTAGGTAACAACCAAGCTATCTTGACACGACAGCGTGAAGCTGAACTCAAGGCTATGCACGAGTTGAACCGACCACTAGCACAAGCTATCTATGACCTAGAGGATGCTCAAGCTGCTGTGGCTCAAGCTAACCAAGTTGTAGCTAACTCTTTCGCTGCACTACGGGCTTCTATTGATGCTGAGAAGGAAAGAATACAAGATTCATTTGTTAGTGTCCTTGATGGTCTCAAGGAACGTCTTGATGTCGTAAATGAAGCACTTGACCAAAGTCGTAACATATACGATATGCTGTCTAATGCTCTTAGCTCACGACAAGTTAGTGGTGAAGCTGCTTTCGCTGGTCGTAGGTCTTCTGCACTATCTTTCCTTCGTGGGGGAGACTTTAGTGATGAACGTAGGTTAGAGAACGCACTTGATGTTATAGCTGAACCATCTGAGGGTCTCTTTAGTTCCTTCATTGACTATGCTCGTGACTTTGCTCGTACTAGCATTACTCTTGAGGAAGCTAAGAAGGTAGCACAAGTTCAGCTTACTGCGGATGAGAAACAGGTTCTTCTCCTAGAGGAACAGATCGTTGCTTCTGAGGCTAATCGTGATGCTCAACTTGATGCTCTCGACCAACAGTATCAGACGATGGTTGACCAGTACAATGCTCTCTTGGGTATTGACACTAGCGTTAAGTCTGTCGGTGAAGCTATCGGTACACTGCGTAGTGCCATTGAATCTCTTGCTTCTGCACAGGCTGCTTCTGCACAGGCTGCTGCTAAAGCTGCTGCTGTTGGTACTGGTAATTCAAGTGCAGGGGTACAGTCTGCTAGTGCTGCTGGAGCTAAAGTGCTAGAGCAACTTGGTCAATCAGGTGTTGCTACCCGTGCATCAGATGGCGCTCAGTTCAAGCAAATTAACATTAGAGGCAGCGACCAGCTTCTTGAAGTAGCTAAAAGCCTTGGTATTCAAACTTCTGGTCAAACTGGCGCACAACTATCGCAAGCTATTTCCAATGCTGGAAACCTTGGTGTCAACGTGGACAATGCTACCCGAGCTAAACAGTTTGCTATGGGTGGGTATCACACTGGTGGTCTTCGTATGGTTGGTGAACGTGGCCCTGAGATTGAAGCTACTGGCCCATCTCGTATCTTCTCACATAATCAGACTTCTGGTATGTTCCGTGATCCTGATCTTAAGGAAGCTGTTAATGAGCTTCGTAGGGAGGTCTCAGGTCTGCGTGGGGAGCAACGTCAGATGCAAGCAACTAATGCTAAGTATGTGAAACGTAACTACGATATTAACCGTAAGTGGGACGTTGATGGTCTACCAGCTACAAGGACTTAATAGATGCAGCTAATCAAACCTGTAACAGTTACGGATAGTATTCTGACTGCTACGAATATCACCGAAGATGATTATGCTGTGTGGAACAGTGGGACTGCTTATGTCGTTGGTGACAAGGCTATTTCCACTGTTACCCACCGTATATACGAAGCCTTAATTAACAACACTAATGTTGATCCTACGGGTACAGCTACAGACCCTGCCACATGGTTAGACATTGGTGCTACTAACCGATGGAAAGCCTTCGATCAGAAGATCAGTGATCCTGTAACTAACCTCAATCTTATTGAGTACACTCTTAACGACCCTAACTCTAATGTTACTTCGGTAGCTTTGTTTGGTCTCAAGGGTATCTCAGCTAACGTCACTGTAACTGACACTACTGTAGGTGGCGATGGTGAGGTCTACAACACGACTGTATCTCTCTTAGACAACAGAAACATTGTCGATTGGTACACTTACTTCTTCGAGGAGCAAGTACAAAGGGAACAAGCACAGTTCCTAGACCTACCGCCCTACCTTGGCTCTAACGTAGAGGTTACAGTTACCTCAGCAACTGGTGATACTACAGAACTAGGCCAGCTTGTGCTAGGGTTCCTCAGTGGTATTGGACTAACGACATACGGTACAGCAATTAGCATTGAAGATTACTCTCGTAAAGAAGTAGATGCCTTTGGTAACTTTATCATTGTACAGAGGGACTTCGCACAGTTAGCTGACTTTGATGTTCAGTTTGAGACACAGAACGCTCGTAAGATACAAAGAACTCTGGCTGACTTTAGGGCAACACCAATCGTTTATGTAGGTTCAGAAGATACATCCTACGGTACTACTATCTACGGGTTCTATCGTAGATTTGATTTAACACTTGAAGGCCCATCCCTGTCGTTTGGTGCTATCGAAGTAGAAGGACTTACCTAATATGGCATACCCCCCAATCTCTGCACTACCATCACCACCCAGTAGACAAGACCCCGCTAACTTCGCTGATGAGGCTGATGCTTTTCTGGGGGCATTGCCTGACTTCGGTACTGAAACCAATGCTCTTGCAGGTTACTTGGAAGATACTGTAGCGGTAAATGCTGAGGCCAGTGCTACAGCTTCTGCTAACAGTGCTACAGCTTCTGCCACAAGCGCCACAGAGGCTGCTACGAGCGCAACTAACGCTGCTAACTCAGCTACAGCCGCTGCTAACTCTGCCGCCTCTGCTGGTGGTGTTCTGTGGGTCTCAGGTACATCCTACGCTGTAGGCTACGTTGTGTACTCTCCTATCACCTTCACTAACTACCGTTGTATCCAAGCTACGTCAGGTACTACTGATCCTTCTCTTGATGAAACTAACTGGGTATCTACAGGTGGTGGCGGTGGTGGTGGTCTCACTGAACAGACAGCTACTACAACAGCTACGACAGAGACAGCCATTGCTACTTATGTTGCTGCTGATTACACAGCTATGGAACTCACGGTAGTTGCTGACAGTGGGGGTGAACGTACTATCACTAAACTTCTTGTCGTACACAATGGTACAACAGCTTCTGCTACACAGTATGGTGAAGTAAGCACTGCTACTGTTCTCTCTACTTACGATGTAGACGTATCAGGTTCTAATGTTCGTCTGCTGGCTACTCCAGCTTCTGCTACAAGCACAGAGTTTACAACTAAAGAGAACTTGTTTGAGCCATTGACTTGATAATAACGACAAGGGGAAAGGTGAACCATGTCAAACAATAAAGACTTTAAAGTAAAGAACGGTATCCAGCCAACGGTATATCACGAGGGCTTGGGTACTGTTGTGTCTGGGGTTGAGGGTTACTACTTAGCTGGAGCTAGTTATGATAGTGTTAGCTTTAGTGTAAATGCCCCAGCACCTTCTCCACGAGAGACAATGTTTAACACTGACGGAACAAAGATGTATGTTCTTGATAATGGCAATGATTCGGTGTATCAATTCTCCCTGTCCACAGGTTTTGACGTTTCTACAGCCTCATACGACAGTGTTAGTTTTAGTGTAACTTCTCAAGCATCAAACCCTCAAGGTTTAGCCTTTAACAATAACGGCACTAAAATGTATGTTGTTGGGGAAGACAACGACACTGTCTATCAATACACATTATCTACTGGCTTTGATTTGAGTGCAGCCTCTTATGACAGTGTTAGCTTTAGTGTAGCTTCTCAGGAAGCCACGCCAAGCGCCGTTGTATTTAATAACGATGGGACAAAGATGTACATCTGTGGCGAGATAAGCGATGCTGTTCATCAATACACTTTATCTACAGGTTTTGACCTAAGCACTGCTTCTTATGATAGCGTTAGTTTTGACTATTCGTCTCAAGCCACAACAGTACTTAGTATGGCCTTTAACAATGACGGAACAAAGATGTTTTTGTCAGATGCCGCCACTGATACTATCTATCAGTATGGCTTATCTACAGCCTTTAATGTAAGCACGGCTTCATACGACAGTGTTAGCTTTAGTGTAGCTTCTCAGGATGCAAATCCACATGGTATTGTTTTTAACGCCACTGGTGATAAACTATATGTAACGGGGTGGTCAAGCGACACCATCTACCAATACTCCACAGCCTTAGCTACAGCACAGCTAGACCTATCCACTGGCTCAGTCTTCGACTACACCCCAACGTCAGACGTACAAGTAACCCTCAGCAACCCTGCTGCTAGTGGTACTGTGAGTGGTGCTACGTTGTTGTTGGAGGGTGCAGAGGCTACAGGTGTAGCTAATACTTTTAGCACTACGCTTTATACTGGGAATGGTGCTGCTCGTGACATTACTAACAACATAGATTTATCTACTGATGGTGGTATGGTCTGGATCAAGAGCCGTACAAGTACAACTACAGCTTTTATCTATGATACTGAACGTGGAGCCACAAAAAGTGTAACTCCAAGTGAAACAGGCGCACAAGAGACAGACGGAAACACCCTAACAGCCTTTAACACTGATGGTTTTTCTGTAGGTACTTCTGGTAAAGTAAATTCTAGTAGTAATAATTACGTCTCTTGGACATTTAAGAAGCAAAGTTCGTTCTTTGACATTGTAACTTATACTGGAAATGGTGTTGCTGGTCGTGAGATTGCCCATAATCTCGGTTCTACCCCCGCTGTTATTATAACTAAAAACTTGAATGACACTGAAAACTGGCAGGTTTACCATAAAGACTTGGGTAACGATCAGCGGATACTTCTTAACCAAGACATCGCTTCTGGGTCAGCCCCGACTCACTGGAACAGCACAACACCAACTGATACAGTGTTTACTGTAGGTACTCATAATGGAACAAACGGCTCAGGTGATGGAATTGTTGCCTACCTATTCGCACACGACACTGACGCTAGTAGCTTAATTAAGTGTGGTAGCTATACTGGTACAGGTAGTGCTGGTAATGCTGTCACTCTAGGTTGGGAACCTCAGTTTATTATCATTAAGAGTTCTACGAATATTAGAAACTGGATTATGTTTGACTCTGCCAGAGGTATGACAACAGGTAATGATCCCTACTTGATGCCAAATAAAAGCAATGGGGAAGGCACTACAACAGATTGGTTGGATGCAACAGCCACTGGCTTTGAACTTCAAGCGGAAGATACTGTTAATGCCTCAGGTGACACATTCATTTACATAGCTATCCGTGCAGAAAACATACCAACAATAACCTACGATCCCACACTAGAATGGTCTGGCGGTACAGCACCTACAGCCCCTGCCAATGGTGAGACAGACGTAGTAACATTCAATACTCGTGACGGTGGTAGTACATACCAAGGTGTCCTCGCTATAGACGGAGCTAAATGATATGGCTAACGATAAAGACTTTGTAGTAGCAGGTGCAGTAGAAGTTGGTAAGGATACTAAGGTCACACTTGGTACAGTTACGAGTAACAACATTGACCTAGCTACAGGCAACTACTTCGCTGATACACCTAGTGGTACAAGCACATACACTATCAGTAATGCTGGTGATGTGCAGTCGTTTCAGCTAGAGGTTACTGGTGGTACTGCTGAGGTGCTTAGTAACTTTAGCACTACGTTGTATACTGGTACAGGTACAACTCAGACTATCACTAATAATATTGACCTTGCTGGTGATGGTGGTATAGTATGGGTAAAATGTAGAAGTGATACTGCCGATCATCGGTTGATAGATACTGATGGGGGGGCTAACAACATTCTTACACCTAACAATACTTCTGCCTATTTTAATAATAGTACTATTTTTTCCTCTTTCAATAGTGATGGATTTAGCGTAGCCACCGATGTTGCAACTAATGGGTCAGGCCGCACCTACGTCTCGTGGTCATTCAAGAAGGAACCCTCGTTCTTTGATGTTGTTACCTATACTGGGGATGGGGTGGCTGGACTTACATTGAATCACAGCTTAGGCGGAACTGTGGGTAGTATGTTCGTTAAGTGTACTAGTCATGCAGATGATTGGTATGTATACCACATAGAAACAGGTGCAACGCACTCTAGCTTTTTAAATACAACTGCTGCTGCTGCCGCTAATGGGGCATATTGGAATAATACAGCACCCACTACAACTCAGTTTACGGTAGGGGATAACGCAGGTGTTAATGCAAACGGTAGAACCTACGTTGCCTACCTATTCGCACATGATGATGCAGCAGATGGTCTTATCCAGTGTGGTAGCTTTACTACTGACGGTAGTGGCGCTGCTACAGTTAATGATATTGGTTGGCAACCACAGTGGATACTAATGAAGTCATCAACTTCTTCTGCGGATGATTGGGAAGTGTTAGACACCACTCGTGGGTGGAGTACGTCTGGAGGTGCAAAGCTCGCCCCTAATACTAGCAATCAAGAATACCCCACTTATTACGGAGAAAATCAAGCCTATCCAACGCAAGAAGGTTTTATAAACAACGCACTGTACTCTAACCAAACCTACATCTACGTAGCCATCCGTGCAGCATCTGACCCTGACATTACATGGCCTAGCTCAATAGAATGGGCTGGTGGTATTGCTCCCTCTGCTCCTGCTGTAGGTGAGACAGACGTATATACACTCGTGACTGACGATGGTGGTACTTCTTATGTCGGTGTAAAAACCGCTGATAACTTAAGCTAATCTGGAAGGTGAAGGAATGGCTAACTTTAAAGTAAAGAATGGACTTAGTGTAGGCACTAGGTATCTACAGACGGGTGGTGCAGACGGTTCTGGTACTGGCCCTGCTTACGATATAGATAATGCTAGTTACAGTGGGATTAGTTTTGACCCATCTAGTCAAGAGCCTACACCTTATGCGTTAGAGTTTAACAATGATGGCACTAAAATGTATATTGTTGGTGTTACTAATGACACTATTTATCAATATACTTTATCTACAGCCTATGATGTAAGCACTGCCTCTTATGACAGTGTAAGTTTTAGTGTAGCTAGTCAGGAGGCTAACCCGTATAGTCTAACTTTCAGCAGTGATGGAACTAAAATGTATATAGTTGGATACACTTCGGATACCGTATTCCAATACTCTCTTTCTACAGCATATGATCTAAGTACGGCTTCTTATTCTAGTGTTAGTTTTAGTGTAGCTAGTCAGGATACAGTCCCCTCTGATGTGATCTTTAATAACAACGGCACTAAAATGTACATGGTCGGACGCAGTAATGACAGTATCTTCCAGTATACTTTATCTACAGCCTATGATGTAAGTACTTCCTCTTATGACAGCGTTAGCTTTAGTTTAGCTAGTCAAGATTCGCAGCCAAGCTCTATCATGTTTAATAACGACGGAACAAAGTTGTACGCAACGGGAAACGCATCGGACGCTGCAAACCAGTATTCTTTATCTACAGCTTATGATTTAAGTACGACCTCATACGATAATGTTAGTTTTTCCTTTACTTCTCAGGAGGCAAACCCACTGGATATGGCTTTTAGTGCTGACGGTTCAAAGTTGTTTATGGTGGGTCAGACCAATGACATCATTTACCAGTACTCTACACAAGCACTAACACAAACCCTAGACCTATCCACTGGTACAATATTCAGCTTCACCCCTAGTGGTGCTACAACTGTGTCGTTCACTAACGCACCAGCATCTGGTAAAGCCATAGGTTTTTCTGTAGAGATTAACGGTGACGGTAGTGCTATCACATGGCCTACCAGTGTGAAGTGGCCTAGTGGTGTAGCACCAACAGCGACAGCATCAAAGGAAGTATATGCGTTTGTTACAACAGATGGCGGTACGTCATACTACGGCAAACTTGCAGGGAGTGACATAGCATGAGTAACACTAAAACAGTAATGAGCCAAGCGGCTAACACTTTGGTTAAACCCCCTGTGAACGTAGAAGATGTGTTCAGCACTTATTTGTATGATGGCACAGGTGCAGCACAAACGATTACCAACGGGATTGATCTTGATGGCGAAGGTGGTTTGGTTTGGGTTAAGGCAAGAAATGCTAATAGTTACCACAGCCTATGGGACACAGAGAGAGGAACTAATAGGGCAATATTTAGTCACCTTACAAATGCTGAGAGTAATTACGGGTCTAACACTTTAACAGCATTTAACAGCAATGGTTTTTCTTTAGGTTCTTCTGGCATTATTAACGACTCAGCCGAAAACTACGCCTCTTGGACATTCCGCAAAGCCCCTAAATTTTTCACATGTTTAACGTATACTGGGACAGGTTCTGTTAGAACTGTAAGCCATAATCTTGGTAGTGTTCCTGGGTGTATTATTGTTAAGGCTGTATCTGGCGCAGGTTTAGGTGGTGTTTCAGATTGGACTGTTTATCATAGAGGTGTAGATGCTACTAATCCAGAACAATATCGTCTATACTTAAATACAACTGGGGCAAGAGTAGATCAAACTAATCCTTGGAATGACACTGCTCCAACCTCAACAGAGTTTACAGTAGGCACAGATAGCTACTTAAACGCCAATGGAGACACATACGTAGCCTACCTCTTCGCCCACAACGATGGTGACGGTGGGTTCGGTGCTGATGGTGATGCTGATATTATCAAGTGTGGGAGTTATACTGGTAATGGCTCTACTGATGGCCCTGAGATTGACTTGGGGTTTGAGCCTCAGTGGGTTATGATTAAGGGCGCTGACATTTCTCGTGGTTGGGTGATGGCGGATGTAATGCGTGGCGCACCTGTCGGCTCTAATGGACAAAGGCTTTTTGCGAATACGTCTGACGCAGAAACAGCAGAAGACACTGTTTTTGAGCCGACACCTACTGGCTTCAAGATACGAGGAAATAGCGGCACAGTAAACGACAATGGACTAGAGTATATCTACATGGCAATCCGCCGTGGTACTAAAGTGCCTGAGAGTGCGACTGAGGTGTTTGAAGTATTTGAAACCACTAACACAGGTACAGCTTCAACTATTGGCTCAATGGGGCCGTCTGACTTTATCTTAAATAAAAGAACTGATGCTGCCGCAACTTGGAGGACTATAGACAGACTGCGTAGTGGGTCTATGTTGAGAACAGATAGCACTGATACAGAAACTTCTGCTTCTAACTTTCTTGAATGGGATAAGATGGGAGGCGTATTTGTTACCACTCAAGGCGCTCCTTACATTACAAATGATTCACAGGCACATTGGATGTGGAAAAGAGCGCCTAACTATTTCGATGTCGTTGCTTACACGGGGGTCGGAACAGCAGGACGTACTGTAAGCCATAACCTTGGTGTTGCACCTGAGATGATGTGGGTGAAGGGTAGAAACTATGTAGAGAACTGGGGTGTGTACCACAAAGATGTGGGCGCTACAAAATACCTAATGTTAAACCAAACGTCAGCGGAGTCTACTTACACGGGCGCATGGAATGACACTGCTCCAACTTCTTCGGTATTTACTCTGGGTGGATGGAACGCTGTAAATGAAAGCGGCTACAACTACATAGCCTACCTCTTCGCAAGCCTCCCCGGTATATCGAAGGTGGGGAGCTACACGGGTAACGGCACAAGTCAGAACATTGACTGTGGCTTTACGTCAGGTGCTAGGTTTGTGTTGATTAAAAGAGCAAGTGGGGGGACTGGCAACTGGATGCTTTATGACACAGAGCGTGGAATTACAAGCAGTTCTGACCCTGTTCTAAAGTTAAACAATACTGACCCAGAAGAAAACTACAATCATGTTCAGCCCAACTCATCTGGATTTTCTGTGACTTATCAAAACGATGATGTCAACAATTCTGGTGACACCTACATCTTCTACGCAATCGCATAACACAAAGCACACATAAAGGAGAACACAACATGTATGCTAAAATAAACGGTGGAACAGTAGTAAAGTTCCCATACACATTCGGTGATCTACGCAAGGAACACCCTAACGT